CTGATTCAAGACAATAAGCGCCTGGTTGATTTCAAATATCGTTCGATTCCTGGCGTCGGCCTAGTTGTCATGAGCGCCCTCGAAATGTATGACGTTGAAGGTCTGTCCGATAAGGCCCCTGCTCATAATGACAACGAAAACGTGATGCACGCTGTCCAAAAGATGATTGACGAGCGTTTAGCTCTGCATGATTTGATCGGTAAAGTGGTAGATAAGAAAATTCAGCAAAGAGACGCTATTCAACAACTAGTTCTGGCCAAGATTTCAGAATCGCTAGATAAGCCAAAAGATCTGATCTCTCAAGACAATCTTGAGCGTCTTAAAGACAAGAAAGAAGAACTTAAAAGCGAAAACAAGAAGCTTAAAAAGAAACTCGCTCTAAATGAGTTTCTAGAAGAACGTAAGAAAAAGTTACAGAAGAAAGAGTATCAATTATCTCTTTCTAAAGATGAAAATGTATCGTGCCCTGATTGCGGTCAGAGCATCTTCAAAAATGAAGCTTATTCCGGCTGTATTTGTATGGGCGAGAATATGGATAGCAAAGTCTACATCACTAAATCAGAGAAGGGCGTTAAAGTTCGTTTTGGTAAAGGATGGGACTCAGAAAATATCGAAATGCTCTTAGAAGTGCTCAGAGGCAAACGTGGATAATATTAAAATATGTAAAACATGCAAATTATCACGAACGTTTAACCTATTCAAAGTTTCCAAAAAAACTGGAAAACTTCTAAATCCTTGCCTAGAGTGTAGACAGGAAAGGAAACGAAAAGACCATAGGAATAATCTGGAAAGAGATAATGCTACAAAAAATGCGTGGGCTAAAAGAAATCCAGAAAAAGTAAGAGTTTCTAGAGAAAACTGGAAAGACGCCAATGTAGGAAAAGTCAAAGCCGATAAGTCCAGAAGAAAAGAAAGAGTTGCTATCGCTACTCCTAAATGGTTAAGTCCATTGCAAATAGAGGCTATAAATTTCTATTATATGATGGCCGATTTAAGAACCAAAACTTCTGGCGTAGAATATCACGTAGATCATATTGTTCCTTTAAGAGGTAAAAATGTTTGCGGATTAAATGTTCCGTGGAACCTAGAAACTATTCCTGCTAAAGAAAATCTTGAAAATGGAAACAAGATGTTCCCATGGAGAGCAGAACATCATGGATAATTTTCAATGGATATTAAATTACGACGGCGATAACGCTGGTCGTCAAGTGGGCAGAGCAATATTGTCCAATGACCCCGCTACTCTTAGCGAAGTATCTGAACGTATAAATCTAGGTCACGAAATTGTCAAAAAATGGGCAATGGAACATGGCGGTGGAATCATATCGGGTGGCGGGGATGAAGGCTGTTTCCATCTTCCACATGAAGCGTTGGATCATATTGAACAACTAAGGAACGATTACCATTTCGCTACTAAGCTTACTATGTCGGTTGGAGTTGGAAAAACACTTTCTGAAGCCGGTAAGTCGTTGATTGCAGCAAAATTTAGAGGAAAAAATCAGGTTGTATATTACGACCCAAGAATCGAACAAGAACTTCAGCAGGTACAGCTTAAACTAGAAGACGGAACTGCGAATGAGGTAGAAAAGAAACAGGGAGACGCATATTTGCGGCCTGAAGGAACGGATACGGTTATGGATGGCAAAGACAAATCAATCACCAAGGCTGAAGACGGTTCGGTGTTTGGTCATTTAATGACTCATGGTAAAAAAGCCGGATCTACAAAAATTAAAGATCCTCCTTCTCTTCCACAGGGAACAATGGCTCAAGATCCTGGTTTTCACTCCAAAAAACCAAAGTTAGCAAAAGATGAAAACGTTGCGGTGTCTACGGAAGCCCATGACTGTCCATATTGCCAAGAACTGTCTAATCAGAATATTCAGGATGAAGATTGTCCATACTGTGTTGCTCCGCACGATCCTAATGCTGCCGATCACGCCGAAGACTGTCCTTATTGTGCAGTAATGAATCATGATCCCAGCGCAGACGATCACGCCGAAGACTGTCCTTATTGCCAAGAAATGGCTAACCATGATCCTTCTATGGATGGTCACGACGCCGACTGTCCCTATTGCGCTCGTGCTGGCGATGCAATGGGCGGAGACGACCAAAATATCAGCCCAAGCGATCCGTCAACTCAATTGCTGCCTACTACTCAAGATAGCCAAAATTATTCTGGTCAGGACATGGCTCGTCCAAGCATGGATAAACCTGCCGCTATTTCTGCTCAACCATCTACGTTGGCAGCACCTACGGATTCTAAGACTAACCAAAACATTATCCTAGAAAATGCGCAAGGTGGACCTGCTGAACAAGAATATAGAGATCCACTTGCTCCTCCTGTTGGAACTACTAGTACCCCAGAAAACGACGATTCTATTGAAAGCATTACGAACGAAATCGACGCATTAGGCACTGATGAAGTTCCTTTACGTGCTGAAGGCCAGAATGATGACGCTGATCTGCCAAATGGCACTAACATGGAAGGCAACGTAAGCAGGCCAGAAAGCTACAGTCAGAATGTGCCTACGGACCTTGGCTTGGGCGAAGAACCAGACAATGGCTCTCCAGACATTTCTTCTGTACTGCAAGAGGGTCTTGACTCTCATGCAGACGCTATTCAACGCGAACGTGTTGTTGGAATGGTCGGCGAAGCTCTTGAAGGATTCAAGTCTTGCAAAATGATTCTTGAACGCGCTAAGACCGAAGCTCCACAGCTTTACACTTCTTCTATTTCTATGCTAAAAGCTATGATCGAAATGGCTAAGCTTCTTGGTTTAGACCAAGATCAAGCCGCTGCTCCATCGGGCGTAGTAGAAGAATCGCCGAATATACAAACGCCTGTTGAAGGTATCCTAGAAGGTCAACCCGCTGGTGGAATGCCAGAAGATTTGACTAACGATCCTCAAGCACAAACTGAAGCAGCTGGAGGGCATCCAGATTACAATAATCTGTTTGCTCCGCATCCTGACTCAGGAGCAAGTGCCGACCCAAAGCTTCAGGGGCAATAGGGCAACCCATCGGAAAACTGCCAACCTCGCAAACAACCCAACACGTAGCGCGAACGCCTATGATGGAAGGCTCTGTTAATGATAAAGGTCAAAAAAAGGTAATCGATCCTATTACCAAAAAGACTCGTTGGATTACTATGCGTGACGGTAAAGTACAAAGTCCTACTGGGGTTCCGGTAAAACCAGAACCTATCCAAGAAGAAAACCCACAGAAGGTGCCGCGTGAGCCTAAAGCTTAGTGCAAATGTTGACGCGATAACTTCTCAGTTCCAGGAGTTCGCCAAAGATATTGAAGATGAGATGAACAAGTCCATGAAAAACTTGGCCACACTCGCTCATGCTCAAATTAAACTTGAAGCTTCTCGTGGAGAAGACAAGCTTAAGACCACTCTTAGTATGTATCTTGAGGCACTATCTGAGCCACAAGAAACTGCTCCTGGACTGTACGTTATTACTTTGGACGAGAAAGCTTTGTTTATCGAAGAGGGCATGACGGCTCACGATATGAAGCCTGATCTTCTACAAGGCAGAAAGTACAGAGTTATACCTTTTAAGTACAATACGAAACCTACTGACACCGCACCAGACACTCAGCTGTTGATTTCAGCTATTCAAAATAAATTGAAAAGTGAAAAAATTCCATACAGCAAGATCGAGTACAATCCTGACGGAAGCCCTAAACTTGGTAAATTGCACGATTTGAAATGGGGAGTTAACCTAAGAGACCAAAGTAAAGACGGGCGTATGAGCGGCAACATTGGCGCTAAAGTTCCTGGAAAAGGAAATACTCCAAGATTACAAGGTCTGTCTATATACCAGAAGCTAGACCAAACCGGCAACGTGAGACGTGATATACTTACGTTCCGTACTGTTTCTGCCGGTCCTGCTGGCGATGGTAAGTGGATGCACCCTGGATTAGCCGCAAAGAAATACATGGATAAAGCCATGGAAGAAGCCACTCGCATGTGGGAAGAAAAAATTCTTCCTGGCATATTAGAAAAATGGAACGGTAAGTAGTTGAAACAAGTGATATAAGCATACTATGAATAGATTGGGCACAAAAGAAATCAAAGGATATTTCAGAAAAGGCGCTAAAGAAAAATGGGATTGGTTCCAATCAACAGTGCCCAACAGCGAACTTTGGAATAAAGAAATACTTAAAGAAATGGGGATTTTATAATATGTCTGGAATATTCCAAGGCGATGTTACCATAAAGGCGCTATTAGATTTAGGTATTGAAGAAATGCGTAAAAATCCATGGCTTGTTGAGCACGCCCTTAGTAGCTTGAAAGCTAATCGATATGTTTCTGATAAATACGGCCAAAAAAATATAGATGCTTGCCTAGAATGGCTAGCAAATAATAAGATCAACGTGTACATGCGTCCTCGCAATGACAAAGATGAATTGCCATGTGTAAGTATTACCCCTGGCCCTACCCCTGAGCTTCCAGAGATGAAGCACATGGCTGACCTATCCGTATTCAAAAAAATACTCCTACCTCTGGAAATCGGCAAGCCCATTCCATTTGTAGTAAAGCCATTCACTCCAACTAGCTATGCAAGCGGCGAAGTAGGAATAGACCCTAGCACTCCTGGTTTTGACGTTATAGCTCCTGGTATGATTCTTGTAAATCCTGCAAACGGAACCGGCTATGTAATCCTTGGAACCTCCGATGGCATAATTGAAATTGAGCCAGGTCTGTCCATTGATGCAACCCAATTTGCAGTGGTCCCCAAATATTCCTTCTACGAAGCTCGCATTGAACACGCATTTTTCCAAGACTCATATACGATCACCTGCCAAACACATGGAGATCCCCAGACCTTGATTTGGCTTCACGCCATCGTTATGTACGCCATACTTAGGTATCGTGAAAGCCTACTTGAGGGTAACGGTTTTGCCCAAAGCTCCTTGAGCAGCGGCGAAATAATGATGGACCCGAACTACGAAGGTGGAGACGGTGGTGAACAGTCCTACCTTAGAATGATTCAATTGACTGGTCAAGTAGAAAATACTTGGATCAAACTTCCTCGTCGATTTATCGAGTCGGCAGTCGTAAAAGATCGTGAGCCTACCGAAATCTTGAGTGGAATCAAGATCTTAAGCAATTATGATGCACCGCCTATAATCGACGAAACACAAGAAATCTGGACAACGGTAGCTGAAGATGACTCAGACACAGATGAAGAGTAACACAATCTTATACGTAATGACATGCTAAATCAGTGCTTTAGTGGATTATAAAAAATAAAGTCAATGAAATCAACTACTTATATGCAGAGCACGATAGCCAGACAATCTTAGATAGGTACAAAAGAGGAAACCATGGCCGAAAGCAAGAAATTTTATAGCGCAAAAGAAGCAGCTTTGGCAGTTTTAGCTAAAACTGAAGAATTGCTTAAAAGCTCCAAGCATAAGCACATAGGCTGGGATAAGCTACATTCCAAATTGGAAGGCGAAGGCTATTCCAAAGAATCCGCCGATAAGATCGACGGGTCCATCAAGGCTAAATTGGACAAAGCTGAAGGCGAAGGCCAGCCCGATCACTCGAATCCTCCTAAAGAGAATTCTGAGATGAAGCCTGCTAGCTCGCACCCTGATTCTGTAAATGCTACACCTGCACCTGGCGCTAACCCGCACGAGCAAGCTGAAGGCAACAACGCAGATTGGGGAACAAGCCCACAAGTTAAGGGCCATATTAAATTGGCTCATTTCATTGGTCACTGTAGCGCTAAGAAGAAACTGAAACAGCCGAACTCTAATATTGGAACCGCGATGGGCCAACCTGAAGCTAAAAATGAAGCTGCCGTTGATCCTAACATGATGAAGTCGGCGAAAATGAAAAAAGGCATTGCTCTTAGCTAGTATGGCAAAAGAAAAAAGGACGCAGCAGATGGAAAACAAACAAGAAATGACGCCTGACGAAGCTAAGGCTTTTCGCGCCAACTTGAATGCTGTTCCTCAAGAATTAAAATTAACTGAACAGCAAAAAAGAGAGCAGTTCAGAATTTTTTGGGCACAAACGAAACGTAAATACGGCAAGACCAAAGAACTTGAAGAAATCGTGTGGTTACACTTGAAATCTTCGAAAATGGACGAACCCTCTCAATTCGAAGCTGGCATAGCGCACTTCGGACTGAAAAAATTAGGTAATTAAGGAGAGCAAAATGTCTCTAAGAGTAGTAACAAGTTTTTTAAATACAAATATTCCTGGAGCATATCCTAACATCACGGTTCAAAGTCAACCGACTGGTTTAGGTCAATCCGGTATTGTCGTAATCATCGGCGAAGCTGTTGGCGGTCCTAGCTACTCGCAGGTCGCTCTGAAGAACAACACTTTTACTTCAGACCAACTGGCAAAAGTGCAGCAAACCTACATCAGTGGTCAGATCGTTGACGCTTTCAGCGCCCTCACTGCTCCATCGAATGACGCAAACATCACTGGTTCTGCTAACCTAATCTACATCGTGAAAACGAACACCAGCGCACAAGCGTCTGCTGTAATGGCTACTAACTACGGCGTACTGTCGGATCAAAACTACGGTCTCCCTGGAAATAGCTATTCTTACCAAGTTACTTCGCTTCAAGCTGAAGCTCCTCCTGTTGTTGTCGGCGGCACCGTTCCTAGCTTCACTGCAACTGTTGGCGCAACGTTTAGTCTTCGTGACAATGGTGGCGCTGCTACCGTTATCGGTCCTTTGACTGGTACGATCACTGACGTGGCAACTCTGGTTACTGCACTAAATACGGCATTGCTTGATGCTGCAATCACTAACGTGGTCGCTGCTGCAAACCCAACTGCTCCTACCACTAGCATCGAACTGAGCATGACGAACTCTGCTCCTTTGACCAACGGTTACGGACAAAGCCTTGAATTGATCGACTCCACTCCTGGCGATTTGGCCTCTTTGGGTCTGACTGCTGGTTCTACGGTTTCTTCTGCTGAAGCAGAAGTTGAAGTACAAATCAACAACGCAAACACTGGACTGAATTCCACGCTGAACGTTGTTCCTGATGTCGCTCTTTTGATCGGCTATCAAGGTACTACTGCAACTATGACCATCAACAAGTCAGCTGCTACTTTGACCACTACGGTCACTGGCGGATCTGGCGGAAACTTAAGCCTCAATCTCGCTAACTACAAAACTATCGCAGTTTTGGCTCAATACATTGCTTCGCAACCTGGATACACGGCTACGGCCACTCCTGCTGCTCAGCAAGAGCCAACTTCGGCTTTGGATTCAGTTACCGCAATGGGTATCGCTTCAACCGCAGCTTCGCAGACTCCTGGTCGCGTGAAAGATGCTGCTTATACTTTCCAACAAGTATTGGCGACTTCTACCGCTCTGAAATTTACTCCAACGGCACAAGCCGGATTGCCTGCTGTTATGGCAAGCCCTGCTTTCTTGACTGGTGGAGCACGTGGCGCTACTTTGGCCAACGATATCGTGAACGCTATCCAGCAAGTCGCTGGTGTTCAGTGTAACATTATAGTTCCTTTGTTCTCGCAAGACGCGACCGCAGATATTACTGCTGGTCAAACCGATCCTGGTTCTACGTACACGATTGCCGCTACGAACGCATTGGTCAAAAATCATTGCATCACGTACAGCACTCCGAAACTGAAACGCAATCGTATTTGCATCCTCTCCATGAACGCTACTTATGCTAACGCTAAGAATGCTGCTCTGGGTCTTGCAAACTATCGTTGCTCCTTGGCTTTCCAAGGTTCGACCGAAGTCAACTCGTTGGGAGTTATCACTAACTTCCAACCTTGGTATACAGCTGTAATTGCAGCTGGAATGCAAGCTGGTGGATTCTACAAGTCCATCACTAACAAGCTCGCCAATGTTATCTCGTACACAGATCCAGTTGGATTTGATTCGGGAAGCCCTGGTGACGTTGAAGACGCTCTGTCTTCTGGTATGTTGATCTTGACCGCTTCGACCGCAGGTAGCCTGTGGGTTAGCGATCAAACGACTTATGGCTTTGACACGAATTTCGTTTACAACAGCATTCAAGCCGTTTACACCTCTGACATCTTGGCTCTTGACCTTGCTGCCAGCTTCCAAGCCGCTTTCGTGGGTCAATCTTTGGCCGACGTAGATGCTGCTACTGGTTTGAGCTACTTGGCTCAAAAAATGGAAGGGTACAAGAAACTCAAGCTTATCGCTGCTAGCGACGATGCTCCGCTCGGTTGGAAAAACGGTAAAATCACCATCTTGGCCCCAGAAATGGATGTCAGTGTTGAAATTAAACTTGCTACCGCGATCTACTTCATCCCGATCAGCGTTAACATCTCGCAAGTTCAGCAATCGGCAGCAAGCTAATCTTTTAGGTAATTAAGGAGAATATATGGCAGGAAATCCATCAAGTCCAAATCCGCTTCGGCAAGGCTATTCCGCTAAAACTGGCGGGAAAGTCGTTACTGGAGCACGGGCGAAAGTCTATGTTAACACCCTTCTCGTCGGCATCTTTGAAAGCTGCACGGTGTCCAGTTCACTAGGAACTGAGCCCATCTTTTTGTTAGGCCGTTATAGCCCAGACGAAATCGCAGTCACTTCTAGTGAAGCTGTAAACGTTACATGTTCTGGTTTTCGCGTAGTAGGAGCTGGCGTACACACGTTGCCTGCATTCCCACTGGTCAGCGATCTGTTGCTTTTTGACCCTTTCACGATCACTGTCGTGGACCGTCAGACTGGCGAAACTTTGGAGACAATCCTTGGTTGCGTTCCGACTAGCAATAACACGAACTACAACGCTAAAGCAACGTCGAAAGTAAATATTTCGTACATCGGTACGATTGCTTATAATGAAGATGCTAACGATTCCGATCCTGGAAATAGCCTACCGTAGTTGTAAATCTTACATTCAAATCAAGTCAAAGGCTCGCTTCGTCGGGCCTTTTTCATTTGTGTTCCAATCTTATGATATATACCTTAGAACGGTCTAGGGCGAATGGAAACGGACAGGATATGGACAAAAATTGCTCAAATTGCAATTCTATTACTCTTAGGCTTAAGAAAGGCCTATGTAATCCATGTTACGAAGTTCAAAGAATCTATTCAAAACCTCTAATCAATCTGACATGCGAAAATTGTGGTCCAGTTGTAGCTAAAAAGCTTACAAATGGAATGTGTAATAAGTGCTATAGAGTCACTAAAGATCCCACTTCAACCAAGCAATGCTTGGTCTGTAGTGAAACTAAGACTAATATATTCGTTAAAGGCCTTTGTCAGGCATGCTATTCTGATAATCATCGAATTGAAAATCCAGAAATTTACAAAAAAAGTCGCATAAAAACAAAGGACAATATAGCAAAGAATGGCAGATATTGGAGAGATAAAAATCCTGGTAAGCAAAAAGCCAAAGATGCCAAGCGTCGTGCGACGAAACTTAAAGCAACTCCCATATGGACAGACCTTATTGTAATCGTAAAAATATATGAAAACTGTCCATTAGATAAATCCGTCGATCATATCGTTCCTCTTAAAGGCGAGAATGTTTCTGGTCTGCACGTCCCATGGAATTTGCAGTATTTAACACCAAGAGAAAATAGCCAAAAATCAAATAAGTTTGATGGCACTAGAGAAAATAATGGATGGAGAACACAATGTTAGGCGCATCTATTGAGAAATCTTGGGCTTCAGTGCCACCACAACTGTTCATCGAAGACGGTACCGCTCAAGGTGTCGTAACAGTAGCTAATTCTTCCGGATTCAAAGTAAAACAACAAATCGTAATAGTTGCCACTGGTTTGCCCAGCCTTACGGTTAAAATCATGCGTTTTATTTCTCCTACTCAATTCTATGTCGGACCCACCAATCCAACTGCTGGCCAAGGTCTTACCGGACGACAAGACATTTCTGCTTATACGGTAGCTGCTGGAGCATACGTTTACGCTGAAACCCAGCCAAAGGTCACGATCAAGCCAGACGATATCTGGCAAGCCGTATACAGACAAGAGCCTGGAACTACCATTGGCGTTGAAATAGACGATCAATGGGGAAATCCTATAAATGCCGAGAATCCGCTTCCTGTATCTATTGACGGCACAATATCTATAGGAGAAGTGTCCATAGTTGAAGGTGGAAACACTCTTGCTGTGAACCCAGATGGTTCTATAAATGTAGATGCCACAATAGAAAATCCGATTGAAGTAAAAGGTGCAACCGGAAACATATTGGTAGTTAATCCAGACGGAAGCATAAACGTATCAAATAGCGGAATCATAGAATTAAAAGGCCCAAGCGGTAATATCGTGGAAGTGAGTCCAGCAAAAGCCGCGAATGTAAATTTGATACCAGTATCTCAAATACCTTTTAGCCTTGGCGCTTTAGCTTTACCAAGTCTTATAAATACTTTATTGAGTAGCCTGTCCTACGATTCAGTGAGTAGTGATTCTACGATAGGTCAAGAAATGCTGACTTTTTACGACTCAGGCGTTGCGGTAACGACAATTACAATGATACAAACAGCAGATGGTTGGACTTTGACCTTAGGCGCACCAATTTTAGATTATTTACTGTTGGAAAACGGCGACTACATAGAATTAGAAAACGGAACAGGATTCATCCTTTTGGAGCATTAGAAAATGGCAAGTTTAAAGATTTCACAATTACCAGTAGTAACCACCACTTCAGGTGGCGATCTTTATAATATAGTTCAGGGGGGATTCAACTCTGCTATTACTTTCACCAATTTACAAGCTTCTTTTGCGTCCGCTTTAACCTCCACACAATTACCCGCAATAACACTGACTGGCGATGCCACAGGATCGGCAAGTGGTGGAACTATTGCGCTATCTGTTTCATCTTCAACTGTTACATCTAAATTGTTAACCGGATACGCAGTTGGTGCAAATAGTGCAATAGCCGCAACCGACACAATACTCTCTGCATTTGGAAAAGTACAGGCACAGTTAAATGCCACTTCTGGATCTGCAATAACCGGATTAACTGGAGACGGAACCGCCTCTGGTCCTGGTTCTGTAGTTTTTACCTTGGCTACGGTAAATGGCAATGTTGGATCTTTTGGGTCTAGCACTGCAATTCCCAATTTTGTTGTTAACGCGAAGGGACTCATAACTGCTGCCGGAACATCCGTAGTTGTTGCTCCAGCCGGAACACTGACTGGTACCAATTTGGCATCTAACGTGGTTAACTCCAGCCTAACTTCTGTTGGAACAATCGGAACGGGCGTTTGGCAGGGTTCTGCTATACAACCCGCATATGTGTCCATTCTTAATCAAAATACGACAGGTACGGCTGCAAATATTACCGGAACATCAAATGCAACTTTGACAACTTTGTCAGCGTTGAGCCTACCCGCGTCTCAATTGACCGGATTGGCCAGCGCCGTTTCAGCGTTGACCGCCGCAAATATTTCAGCAACAACAAACGCAACTCTTACGACTCTTTCCGCATTAAGCCTGCCCGCATCTCAAGTTACTGGCATCACGTCAACTGCGTTGACTGGATACGCCGTAGGAACAAATACTGCAATTGCCGCTACCGATACTATATTACAAGCTTTTGGAAAAGTACAAGCTCAATTAAATGCCGAAGGATCTGTTGCTATTACTTCTTTGACAGGAGACGGCACGGCTACAGGACCAGGCGCTGCGGCTTTCACTTTAGCTACAGTAAACACAAACGTAGGCTCTTTTGGTACGGCAAGTAATGTTAGTACCATTACGGTTAATGCTAAAGGGTTAGTTACTGCGGCATCAAATACTCCTATTCAAATTACTGAAAGTCAAGTAACCAATTTAGTTACGGATTTAGCTGGAAAACAGGCTACTGGGAATTACATTACCGCGCTCACAGGAGATGTAACAGCTACAGGTCCTGGGAGCGTATCTGCAACACTTGCAACGGTTAATACCAATGTAGGCTCGTTTAACCTCGCAAACATCACCGTAAACGCTAAAGGACTTGTAACAGCAGCTTCAGCCCCATCAACAACTGGTTCTGGAAATGTAGTATTGGCTACGAGTCCTACTTTGGTAACTCCTGCTCTTGGCACTCCTTCTGCCGTAGTATTAACTAATGCAACAGGTCTTCCTTTGACAACCGGCGTTGCCGGTACACTTGGAACAGGTAACGGCGGTACGGGCAACAATTCTCCTTATACTGCGGGAAGCGTAATTTTTGCTGGCGCAGGTGGAACTTCTCTTATAAACAACGCCACTAATTTTTGGTGGGACAATACAAATATCAGACTTGGCATTGGCACTAATGCGCCCGATGCCGCTATTACAATTAATCAAAATAGCGTAGCACTTCCTGCTGGAATTTCTGGAACAACTCCAAATGCCTTGCATTTAGGCGGAGCAAATGGGCAAGGCACTTTAATTTTAATAGACTCGTTTGCAAATGCGGCAAACGTAGCTTTTCGCCGCGCCGATGGAACTGCTTCTGCCTTGAGTGCCGTACAAAGTGGCGAAATGATAGGCCAAAACGTATTTTATGGATATGGCGCTACTTCTTATCAGGGATCTGGCGCTGCCAAGATCGCTGCGATTGCTGCTGAAAATTTTACCGATTCTACAGGAGCGGCATATTTATCTTTTTACACAAGACCAAGTGGAGCCGTTGGAGCTTCAACAGAACGCGTTAGAATGGATCAAAATGGCGGTTTGAGTATTTTCGGTCTTACGTCTGCTGCTCCTGTCGTATCTAGTGCCGCAGGACTTCTTTCTAACGGCACCATAAATCTTGCTTCTTCTTCATACGTATCTGGAACTTTACCCATCGCAAATGGTGGTACTGGACAAGTTACTGCTGCTGCTGCAAGAGGTCCTTCCGGATTAGACATCGATCAAAGGACTTCTGTAAACAACACAAATTATACCATTCTTTCAACAGATCGATATGTTGGCCAAATAGGAACATTAACTGCACCTATAACTATTACGTTGCCTGCGGCATCTTCAGTTAATGCTGGACAAATATTAGTGGTTCAAGATGAAAGCGGATCTCTCACTACGACAAATTACATCAATATCGCTCCGGCTGGGACTGACAAATTAAACGGGATAAATGCTTCAAAAAGTTTTAGAACGGCATATGCAAAAATAATTTTGCACTCTGATGGCGTTTCGAGTTGGTATTACGATGTTCAGGGCATTTCCGGTGGTGGTACTGGACTATCGACCCTCCCAACTAACGGGCAATTGCTAATAGGTAATAGTTCAAATTATACTCTTTCTACTTTAACAGCAGGAACAAACATTGGAATTACCAATGGTGCTGGTTCAATCACAATTGGATTAACCGGAACGGTTGGAATAGCCAGTGGCGGAACAGGCGTAGCGGCGGTGCCAACCACTCCTACGGCTTCGTCTTTTGCTGCCTGGGATGCCAATAGTAACATGAGAGCTGCTGGTTTTACTGGAACATCAGCCGCTCCTACTGTAGCATATGGAACTGGAGCAGGAACAGGACCAGCTACGGTTGCCCAAGCAGGTAGTTCTTCTGCTGGATATTTTCAATTTACAACAGGGACAGCGCCAGCAGTCGGAAATATTTGGACATTCACAATACCATACTCTTTCCCCAACTATGCTTTCATTTCTTTAACCGCAGCAAACGCTGCCGCAGCAGGAGTTATTGGCAGAATGTATACCAGTTCAACTGCCAACAGCGTTACTATTGCAATTGCGACTACCGCGCTTACAGCAAGTACAGCATACGCGTTCAACTTTTTGATTATAGGATCGTAATTGCGATGAAGTACTCAGTTGATTGGCCTACATTAAAAGCTTTTGCGGTTGCCAGAAATCTATCGATTCAGTGGTTCGTCAGCGGGAATTTATACCTAATTTGCGCAATAGACAATAAATTGGTGTTGAAAACGCAGATACCCATAGTAAATCCGGCTCCCGCTG